AAAAATAATACTATAGCATACTCTAAAAATTCCTTGAACAAACTCCAATTTCTTGCAAACATAAGAGGTGTCAACATACCAAGAACAAACGCATGACTAATCCAAACATTGTCGTGCCAATTGTATCAGTTAATTTTACCTTTGTTCAAAAAATACGTTTTGGGTATCTCTATTTATATCACAACCATAATTCCTATCGCCGCTTCCTACATCTAAACAGTTCCCATTACCCCACCTTAATTGGTGCTCAAATTTTTGAAAGTTGGTGTTTTTGTGAGAACTGCAATTATTTAGTCTCCATGGTCCCCCTCCCATTGTGTCTAAACACTTACCTCCTAAATTCTGGTCTGTTGAAGCACTCCTTAGTTGTCCACTAGCAGGGTTGTAATACCACAATTGATTCGTAGTTGGATTAGTTCCATTATCACAAGTCCAAGCCCCCCAACACCCGTTACAAAATTGATTTGCGTCAAGACAGGTTTGACCGTTTTCCTTCGCAAACCTTAAACGGAATGGTCCTTGCCATCCCTTGGATGCATCTACCATATCTCTACCATTAAGTGTTAAACTATTAGCTGTTAGATTTGTTACATTAGTGTTACCAGCTGTTAGATTTGTTACATTGGCGTTTGGAGCCGTCAACGCCCCATTACCTTTAAGATAAATATTACCACCTTTTAGAAATCTTATCTCTCTATCCCAATCCCAACCGGTATTGTTTAAATTTCTGTTTGCAAATGCAAAATGTCCATCCTGTGATATGGTTTGGATCCATTGATTTCCCATATCAATGTTTCCTGTTAATCTAGTGTTACCAATAGCTGTTAAATTAGTCACATTTGCATTACCTAGATTAGCGTTGCCTACTGTTAAATTAATCACATTAGCGTTTGGACCCTGAAATGTTCCACTACCTTCAAGAACAATATTACCGCCTCTTTGAAATTTGATTTGTTTAGACCAATCCCAATTTGTATTGTCTGCATTTCTTTCAGCAAATACTAAAGAACTGTCTCCAGCTATGTGTTGAGCCCATTTGTTTGCCATGTTCAATATTGAGAAATTAGGTGACACGAGGACACCATCTGCGCCCCAAATTGTTTTTCCTCTAAAGTAATTTGTTGCATCTTGAGATGTATAATCGTTTCCTGGAAGACCTGTTGGTCCCCGAGGTCCTTGTAAAGACGCTGTCCAAGCGGAATCAGCTTTTAACTGATTGCTGATATCAATTTTCATCGTTTCTCTTGAATCTGTCCATAATCTATTTACAACAGTGCGTTTTTCTTCGTCTGTCAACGAATTAAACTGTGTAACACCTGTAGGTCCAAGTGGACCTTGTGGTCCTACTACTTTACCTACACCAACTGTACTTCCGTCTGTTTTTGTTAGAATTAAATTACCAGCAGAGTTAATGTTAGCGGTTGTATACCCGATTCCAGGTTTCCCATCTGTACCAGCTGCACCAGGTTGTCCTGCTCCCATAATTTTATATAATACCTTATATAAATATATTTTTTTTAAAAATTAAGTTTTAATTGTTTGCACCAAATCGTCATTGTGACAAAAAACGCAACAATTACATCAATTGTATAATGATGTCTTGTTAATAATATCAGCAAGGCATTAAGTACATTCAAACCAATTAACAAATTTGTGTTTGTGATAAAATTGTATTTTGCATACAACAATGAAGCCAAGAAAACAATTGCAAAATGACCACTAAATATCTTTCCATAAGCTCCATTAAAAGTGCTCGATGATAATGCATTAGACGGCTCTGGGTCGTCTTTGTATTTTGGCAAAATAGTGACAAATGTTGTAATGTCTCTTATAAAAAATAATACTATAGCATACTCTAAAAATTCCTTGAACAAACTCCAATTTCTTGCAAACATAAGAGGTGTCAACATACCAAGAACAAACGCATGACTAATCCAAACATTGTCGTGCCAATTAGGTAACAATTTATGTGAAATGTCATATACTTTAGGAGTGACTTTGCCATCTTGTATGCGTTTAGTATAATATGTATGACCTGTATTTTCCATTTTCCAGCTAATCCATAGGTGAAATGCTAGATATCCAGCGGTTACAACTAACAAACTTATCATTTCTTAGTTATAGTAAATAAACTAAATTTTTGTGAATGTAATTTATGCGTACTTGAGAACAACAAATGACATTGTGTCTTTCATTTTGATTTTTTTACCAGATTTCAAATGTCTAGATACAGTGCATTCACCTATTTTTAATTTTGCTGCAGCGTCCAAGATTCCATAAAATGTCTCTAAAACTTCATTAGTTTCAAAATCTATTTTTTGTATTGTTTTACAAGGACGTATTTTAACACAACCAGACTTACGTTTAATATCATTTTCTTCGATTTCTTTTATAGTTTTGTCATCAAGTTCTTCTTTATAAGTCAAAAGTATAGGGTCTTTATCGTTTTTTGTATTAAATACTTGTTGTATTTTTATGTATCGTATAATTGTTCTTGATGAAATACCATTTTTTGATGATGCTTCTTTAATTGTTGTATACTTATCTATTAACTCTTTGGTCTTAAAATTGAACTTGTATATTGTTTTGTGACTGACATTTCTCTTTATACCAACGTGTTCGAGATTAGGCTTGTCATATACCAAGAGTATTCTCTTACCATTAAAAACAAATGGCTTTTTATATCTTATCTTGTGAGACATTATTTCAGGTATCATTGAAAACTTTACTGATGCTTCAGATAAACTATGTAAAACTTTTATTATTTCTCGTGTTTCAAAGTCCAACATGTATATCTTGTTGCATTTATCAGATTTGCTGTGATACGTTGGGAGTGGGGTGCTTTTTAACTGGAGACCCCAAATCCAGCATTCATTAGAGTAATATTCTACTAAGAATTGTTTATTGATCCTAGTTTTTATATGTGGCAAGTCATCTTCATTCCAAGTTTCATCTCTTGTTTGAAGCCATTGTTTATAGTTGTTTATAAATTCATCGATCTTAATTTTATAAGAATAATCTGTAACACATTCATCAATACAAAACTCTTCAAACAAAGTTAAATTTTGAGAGTCAATCGGTTCAAAGTTTAATTCTTTTGGCTGTATTCCTATCAATACTGTTGAACGTATTCCAAGATTTTTCAAATACATATCTTTTTTCGGGAATCTGCTTTTAATATAATCATTCAATTCTGTCCGAACAGGTTTTGACATTGCACCTTTACACCAAATTCTGTATGCAGCTGTGACTTCGCTTGGTAACGAAAAGTATTCATCATCACCAAGGTCACAACAGTCACTTAGAAATTTATCATAGTCTTTTATATTCTCATTAATGTAAATGTATGGAATTCGTTCTTGGATTGGGATTTCTTCATCCAATACCAATTTGTAATCAACATGGTCAACTTGCAAATCTTGTATAAATTCTTTAATTTTGTATTCAGGCAACTTTTCAGAACATCCAATAAATGTGTCAAGAAAGTCACATACCAAATCTATTACATACACTACAAGCTCTTCAGAAATATCAAACCATTCTCGAAGTCTCTCACATCTGTATTTATCAAGAATATGATGAAGAACTTTTTCTGTCAAATCACAATTGTAACACTTTCTTATATAAAACATTCTTCCATGTTGATTATGTGTCATATACTCGGATTCTCGTTTCTTGATATTTTTACTCTTTCCAATTGTTATCAACGAATTGCTTTCTGCTTCGTTGCTTATAAATCCATAAACTGTGTGTCCTGGTTCACAATCGTACCATTTTTTAACTTTTAGCTTTGATGTCCTTTCTAACGCTTTTTTGGTTCGTTCTAATTCTTTTTCTTTGTCGGTTAGTTGTTTTTCTTTGTCAGCTAACAATTTGCTGTTCTGTTCCAATTCTTCTTTTATAATGTGATTGTAAACATTTTCAAGCTTTACATAATACTTTCTTATTTCTTTCCCTTTATCAGTCTTAGCCATCATACACAAATTTTTGAATGTATCAATGTTTAACATTATTTCTTCGCCTCCAGATCCACCCCAACTTGATTGCTCCTTAGGGAGCACACGAATTTTATAATCATCATTTATAGTAAAATTGTTCTCCAATGTTCTTTTTGCATTCTTTTTATGGGCAAATCCAATCATTCTAAATACATGCTCCAAGTTAATAGGATAATCATTTGTTGGATGATAATGCATGTATATATATAGATTTGCAATGTACCATTGTTGTTGCTCTTCGGTAAACTCTTGATTTAGATGCTCAACTAATTTGCTTTGCACAGTTAAAGAAAGTGTTGTGTTGCTATTCTCTATAAGCTCTTTGAAATTGATAGTTTTGGGAATTATTTGATTCATTTGATAATATTTTTTATATTTTGATAAAACTTTAAATAACATTTTTGAACGAACACTTAGAAATTTAAATCAACACCTAAATTAATCATACATTGTTTAGCACATTCTTGCTCTGCATTTACGACTTTTTTTGCTTGTCCAATACCTAAAACCAATTTTCCTTCGTTATATAGATTAAAAAGTGTCATAAACGCTTCTGGATTATGTTGTTTGTAATAATCTAAAAGGTCTTGAGTGAATCTTTTGATAGTGTTTTGTATATTTTCGTCAAATGTAGAGTAATGTTCTTCAGTTACGACGAGCATTCTTGTGAATATTTTCCTATACAGTGGACCATTTTCCGTTAGGGCAGAGTATACAGGTGGTTGATTTTTAGACCGTTGAAAAACGCGCTGGAGACTATCCTTGTAGTTATCGTTCTTTGAAATTAGCTCGGCAAAGTCGATAACATTTTCAATTACAGACACTACAAAACGTTCAGCATGTTGATAGCCCAAATCGAGTACAATACTACCAATAAAAGCTTCAAAAGCATCTTCATAAAAGCTTGGTGTTCCTCTTCCTCTGTCATGTCCTAGTAAAGTTTGGTTTTCAACTTGGAGAGACAAAAGCAAGTACTTTTTAAATCCAAGTGTCACTCCAAATTGATGTAACATTGAGCATTTCTCAATTTTGATTTTTAATTTTGTAAGGAAACCTTCTCTTTCAGTATGGAATCTTTTGTAAAGGTATGTACCTATAATTGCTTTAAGAATGTGATCTCCAAGATATTCAAGCCTTTCATTAGATTCCTTAGGCATATAATTCAAGTATACATTGGAGTCTACTTGATTAATTGCATTCTGCATAATCGAATTTTGAACAGATTGATAATAACTTTCGTGTACAAATGCTCTTTGATACAATTCCAAGTCATTTATTTGGATACGGCTCTTTAGATTAAAATAGTTTAAAATATTTTCAACTTCACCTTTAGAAATTAGTTTATTGATTGGATTATCCATTTATTAACAAAATGTTTCATATTAATTTTAAATTCAATTTTTAAAAAATAAAATATATTATATAAGTATAAACTTTTCCATAATGAATTATATGTATATGCTTGCCGCTTGTTCACTTCTCAGTGTTGCCGCTGCCTTGACAGCACTTGCAGCCATCTCTGTAGAATGCTATGACAAAAATCCAACTTACAAGGCCGAAAAACAATCTAATTACGGTTATACAAACTATGGTTTATTCATGGGTGTGACAATGATCGTCATTGCATTTGGAAGTATGTATTTTGCTTACAAGTCCGATTCTGGATCTGCATAATATGTTATTTTAATAATGTGAATAATCACTATTAAAATAATAATAAGTTTTTAAGCCGTACTTTTCTTAGGGAAATGAGCTGAAAGATGCTTTTGAAGCTTAAGATAACTGTAAACTTTCTCGCTTTTTGGATCAGATGCATCCCTTAGTTCAACTGCTGGTCCAAACAATTTCGTAAGAGTTGCATCTGGAAGAATTTCTCGACGGTGCTCTGGGTTTTGTAGATCATGTTCCTTAATATATGCAGTGATGTGTCGAGTAACATCGGTTCTTGCAATTGGTTGTCCCTTCTTTACTCCATATCGTGAAAGAAATGCATAAAGCTCATCTGAAACTACAACAGGTGAAGCAAACCCTGATGGCTTACGAGTAACACCATCTTCAGATGTTCGCTTTCGTCGTGGTCTCTTTGATGCTTCCTTAAGAGCTGATTCATGATCTTTTTGCATCTTACGGAGCTCTTGCATTTCTTTTCTGAGTTCTTGTACTTGTTCCTGCTTTGTCTTAATAAGACGCTCAAAACGTTCCCTTAGAGATTCAGTTGCCACAGCAGGAACTTCAGCCGTTTCAACAGTTGTTTCAACAACAGTTGTTTCAACAACAGGAGAAGGTGCTGGTGTTGGAGCTTCTTCAATACTACTAGTTGCTACACGTGCCTTAGATACACGAGACTTGGTTGGAGTTGCTTTATTCATGGTTTTGTTTTAGTCTTATATCTTAAAAAATTTTATATTTTTATACGCACTAAAGAGCTTATTATATGATAATAATAAGCGTTCTTTAAATCAATTTTTTTTTGTAATTTAAGCATATTTTTCATAAAGCATATATGCCCCATACAGACCAGCTGCAGCAATTGCATACTTGGCATACTTTTCAAGGTCTCCACCACCAGTAGCCATTTTCACAAGATCTGTTCCATTATGAGCATGAAGTCCCCAATTAACAGCAGCGGCAATAAGTAAAATTTGAACAGCGAGTTCAATCATTTGTTGATTTTGCATTTGAATTTGTTTATAGAAAGTAACAATAAAAAAATATTTTAAATTATTACATGAATAAATTTTTCTTGAAATTTACCAAAAAATATTGTTGATTGCCACAAATATTCCTTGTCAAAAAGATCTAATGATAAATCTTGTGGATAATTTTGTAAAATTTCTAAACTAGTAGTTCTCATTAATCTCTTAAACTGCTCACATAATTCTGAATTTACTCTCTCTAAAATATTGTATAAAGATTCTTTTGGAAGAACCATTAATAATTGCTGTGTTGAATTCATAGGATAATTAGATATGAAAGTTAAATCTGGAATACAGTTCTTTGTGTAATTGTATAAATCTTCAAAAAATGGTGATGCTGCAAACTCATAACACCAATTCCAATTGTTGTGACAATGATCGCTGTAATAACCTAGAATCCACTGTAGTCCTTGTATATAATTTTTGCATGCATGATCTACCTTGTCATAAATACCATAATATGTATAATATCGTCTTTTGTATCCATTGTCTTGGAACTTGATTATATCTTCTTTATAAAAATGTATATTGTAATCATTGTTGGTACAATTTTCTGGCTCTATAGTGTCTTTCCAATGTGACTGATACAACTTACTTTGCTTTTCAAACATATAACAATTATATACAAATTGCTTGAATGTTATCCAATTAATTGTTGTGTCATTTGTAATTGGTTGTTGTGTATGTTTTACGCTTTGTACATATGCCTTTACTAACTTTTGCATTCCATTGTCTTTCATTTTGATACTAGGAATATGATGAAGAAAATCATTCCCTAAGAAAAAACATATAAATATGTAATCCTGAATGATTTGAATGTCATTAAATTGAACTCCATACCCACGAATTTCTTTACATATAGATGCAAACAGTTTTTTTACATTCACATACATGAATGTACGTTCACTTTGTTGAAGCTTTATATTAAAAGAGTTATCTCTTAAAAGAATAATATTGCGTTGTGCAGATTTTAATAAACTTAACATGATTAAATCAGCATCAAGCCCATATATTCCAATAGTTAAATCACTCGACAATGTGTTAATAATCTTCATCATTTTATGTTCCCCTTCGCCTGGATCATCTGATGTTGATACATTAATGTAACATGATTCTCCAATTTGCTTCTCAAATTTCTTAAGAGAATCAGAAAGTTTTGACATAAAGTGTGTACCAGGGGTTATATTGTTTGTATCCCATCGAAGACCAGTTGTACAGTCGGTTTGCTTTAACAACAATGATTTGTATCGCCTTTCACGTTGTTGTTTTATTTTTGCTAATGGAGCAACGCCATCTATCATAATGTAAATACTTGCAGGTTTTAATATAGAAAGTACATATCTTGTATATGATAAACAATCATCGATTATATTGTTTTCAATAATATCATCATTCAATTCTATTTCTCCATCCAATCGTTCAATGGTTTTATGTGCAATTGGATGAATCATACTATTGTAATCAAAAAATAAGACATCTACATTTACCGTTCCAGAAAAGATATCATGTTCATCAATAGTTAATTTGACATCTTTGTTATATTTTTTATAAATCTGATAAAAATAATAAGGCACACCCATTGATTCTCTATTGTTATCATTTTTAAAACAATTTTTTTAGAAAACAAACCACGTTTATTCAATGTACGTGACGTTTTGTGTTCACTATCTATAAAAACGTTTATTCAATGTATTCTTGTAATGTCACGACAGTTTTATTATCTGTAAAGACGAAACCGCGTTTATTCAATATATCTTTATAAAATTCATAATCTTTTTTAAAAGCTTGATGATTAGTTGATGTTTCAGAATTTACCGACTCTGTTTCTATATCATCATCTACAGAATCAGATCTTTGTTCATCTAGAAGATTATCTTCAATCTCCACTTGATCTTCAATATTATCTTCATAATCATTGTTTTCCTCAATATTTTCCTCACATTCTTCTTCACAGTCATTATAGTCAAATACATCATCATTACTTTCAATATGATTGCGTTTCAATGATTTTCTTATACTTGATTTTGATTTGATTGCTTTCATTTTCGATTGAAGCCTTGCAAACACACTATTTTTAGGCATGCTTTTAGTTTTTTGATACTCTTTTAATAACTCGTCTGGATCAGCTTTATTATTATAATGCTCGAATCTATAAATTCTATTCACTATACAGACAATCTCTGTAATTGGTTGTAATTGCAAAGTATTGACATATTCTCTTATCGTTTTCTGTTGAGTTAGGATCAATCTAGATTCAACAAGCTCTTTGAAAGATTTATACATTTTGTCCCGTTTTAACTCTAACTCACGTATAGATGTTCTGTTTGTTTCGATAAGTTTTAAACATTCCTCAATCTCATTGTATATTTCTGGCGTTATATGCACCATATTAAAAAAAAACCCATTTGCATTCTTTGTACATTCTATATTGTATTTTTGTAGAATTAATAAAATATGGTATTTTTCCTTTTTAGTAAGATGATTTATCTTTTCAACTAATTCACGTGCCATATAAATTATTGTATATATCGGTTATAAAAAACAATTTTTTTCCTTTGATATAGAAATGTCAATTCAAAATACTAAAGTACCTATTATCAGAGAACAAGTAGTAGCACTCCAAAATGACCTAAAGGAATTACTATTGCATGGAGAAGATATATCTCAATGGAATGATAACTTGGCCAAAAAATATAAGCACTTATCAAAAACCTCTAATACTCTTTTTAAATTCATAGTTTATGAGTCTCAAAAACCAAATTTTGATAAAGCGCATTTTGATGCTACAATTAATATGATGTTAGATAGCATTGAGAAAATACAAAAATCTGAAGTGTCTCAATATGATGCATCTGTTAATGTTGGTACACATCTTGCTAGTAAATTTTTTCCGCGTACAGAATAATTTTTTTTTTAAACTTTAACCTATTATATAAAACATGAGCTCGGAGGAATTTCTAAACACCGCTAATAACACGCCAAAAAAACTTGGACATAACAAATATCAAATTGAAATAGATTGTTTAAAACAACAAACGGAAAAATTAACTGTTGAAACAAATGAAAAGGATATGAAAATTGATCTAATGAAAAAAACCATTGAAAACCTTCAAAAGGAACTTGACGACTTAAAACAACAATGCAATTCTAATACAACACCTGATTCCGAATTAAGAGAATGTTACGAAGAATTAGAAGCGAAAAATAATTCTATAGAGGTACTAAAATCATCTTTAGAGTCATTACAAGAACAATTGTTAACAAAAGAAACAGAACTGAAAGCAAATACATCAGCACTGGAAGAACTATTAAGTAAATATACCAACTTGTCAGATTCCAACACACAGTTGCAAACCAGTTTTGATAAACAAACATCAGATTTAAGCTCTATGAAACATGAGCTATCTAAAGCTCAAGATCATCTTTCAATGGAAAGAAACATTGCACAAGAACTAAGACAAAAATTCGAAGATGTCAAACTACAAATTGCAGATTATCAAAATCAATACGAAGAATCATTACAACAAAATGATTCACTTCGACAAGAGTTGGAACAACTAAAACAAAAAACGCAACCTACACAAGATTTTAGTCAAATAACAGGTGGAATTAGAGTTCCTCGTCAAGAACGAATTGTTCAAAGACGACGTCGTTAAGTTATAGTATAGTTAGTTCGTAATCTAAATTGACCTTTGAATGACCAATATTGTGCAATTGTAGTTTAGGATATTCAAACTTTTTCCAAGTACATTCAATGTATTCTCCGCTTATTGCACTACAAGCAGACAATTGAACAACTGATCCGTGTTTTGTTCTGTCAGATCGTGATAAAACAAATATTGCAGTTGCACCACCATATTTTTGACTATTGATTATAAAAATATAAGAACCAGTGTCTTTAATACCATGTCTACTTATAAATACAACCTGTTTTTCAAAGTTTAGATTTATCTTACTCTTTTGTACTTCTTGTGTATGTAATATCGATTTCAAATATTCCATATTACATAAATAGTACTATTTTTTCTTATGTATTGTAACGTGTTTTAACTGTGAATCTTCACCGGCATCAACGTTGTTCTTTTGTTCTTCTTCCGACATATAATATTCGTTATCAAACTCTTCTGAAGATATATATTTAAGTGAGTTGTCATTATTTTCTGATACTTTTTCAACAACTATTTTCACATTCGAAGATTTTTCGTCATCAGAATCTGTAATTATAGCTTCAAAGTTATATTCAACTACACATTCGGGTTCTTCATTGTCCAATGTTTCGACGACAAATTTTAATGGTACTAAATCTTGTATAGTGTATTCAAGCACACTTTGTACGTTCGTATCTTGTACAATTTCTTTTGGATGTTCATAAAAATGTCTAGCAAATTTCTTAATGCATTTATAAAAAAAGAATTGGAATGTTGGAAATGTGTAATTCTTTAATACCTTTTCTAAATCCTTTTTTTTAGGAACAATCAACTCAATAACAAGTGCAACAGATGTGTTTAAAAGTTGAATCAAATTGTCTTCAGAAAGATCGTACTTTTTATTTATCCATTTACAAAATTTTTTGTATTCCTTTTGTTGCATTTCTTCATTCCAATCAGATATCTTCAAAAGCTCTTCTTGGAATACTCTAAAAGCTGACCGTCTAGGTATATTTTCATAAAGCCTTTTTAAGTATTTTACCAAATATGTTGTAATATATTTGTAGATTTTTCGCTCTATTTCTTCTTTTGTTGACATTTTTTGTTTCAAAGTTAAAGTCATCGTATTTACAAGTAGTATAGAGATTTTATAACTTAGTGGTACGCATAATTATGATAAAAAAAATAATGGGCTATCTACAGAATAAACATGTTTTCGACAAACTTTCATACTTTTGTATTAATATCATCGTTAATCTATTACATAATATTACGTAAATCACGAAAAACAGACACTTTTAGCAAACAATATCTTCTTTATGTATTGTACTTTCCGGTAGTATTATATGCTTGTCACTATTTTTTTGCAAGTAATTCTGTTACTCCGACATACACAACTTTGCAATTGCATCTGCCAACCAAACCAAAAACAATGTCATCATCCGACAATTTGATATCTCGCCCTTATCCAGATAGTTTATCTGCTTAATTAGAAATTTATTTTGTATTTACATTACAAGGATGAGTTATTATTCTCAAAACTTTGATGAGTCTTCTAATAAAAAGGAATTTGTGTCAACAACAACTAAAAAAAAACATATTTATCAAGAACCTCACCAATTATTGTTAAGAAATGTTCTTTCAAAACATACACCATATGAAAATATGTTATTATATCACAACTTAGGAAGTGGGAAAAGTTGTACTGCAATAAGCATTGCAGAGGGATTTAAGGAATCTATTTATAATCTAGGTCGAAAGATTGTTGTTTTAGTGAAAAATAAAAACATTCAAAAAAATTTTGTTAACGAACTTGCTAGCAAATGTGCTGCATATTTCACCGAAGAACAACGTAGAGCATTCTTTGGTACAAAGCTTAAAGAAGAATATGCTCAAAAAATGCATAAGATTTTAACAAAACATTATCAATTCTACACCTATGGTGCTTTTGTCAACAAAGTAATTGGTACTAAAGATTTTGAAAAAGACGAATTTGGTAGAAACACTACAAAGGTAAAAAGAAGAAATGGAAAAATAGTGAGAAAACCTATAACGAATCCAATTACAAACCTAAATAACACAGTGGTCATTGTTGACGAAGCTCACAATATCACAAATAACGATGTCTATATTGCTCTACACGAGGTATTATCACGTTCTTACAATACTCGTTTGGTTTTGCTTACCGCAACGCCATTATATGACAATGTAAAAGAAATTTTTGAGCTTGCTAATTTGTTAAATGTTCAAAGTACTGTACGATTACCAATTAGGAATGAGCTTCTTAAAAGTTCATTAGTCACAAAGTTGCCATCTGAATATACTGATAGTAATGTTTTAACAGGTGGAATATTAAATGTGACAAGAGAAGGTATGGAAATGTTAAAAAACGCGTTTCAAAATAAAGTTTCACACGTGAATACCAATATTGACACTAATCCTACACCAATCAACATGGGATCAGATCTTTTAAGAGGCAGAAAAGGAACAACAAAAGTAGTATATTGTGAAATGTCGGATTATCAATATGAAATATACAAAACGGCACTTCAAAGTGATTTGAATAGATTTGGAACTTCCTTGAATAAAAATGTTATAGACATAGTATCTGCTATTGAAGCAAATGAAAACGAACAAGAAATAGAAGTATCCGTGTCAAAATCAAGTTCTTTATATAAAAATAGCAATGACGCTTCAACAATGGTATACCCTAATAAAAGCTATGGTAAAGACGGGTTCTTAAACTGCATTGATACAAACGGACAATGGAAAGAAAATCACAAACACTTGCTTACAACAGAACTTAAAACATACTCTTGTAAATTATATACCATGTTACAAAATATATATTCGAGCAAAGGCACTGCTTTTATTTATTCAAATTATGTGTCCAATGGGGGAACGAGCTTGATAAAATACTTGTTGTTACAAAATGGATTCAAAGAATACAAAGGACAACAAACAGGAAATGCAACCTTTGCTGTCTTCGATGACAGTTTGTCTGCTCAATCTAGAGAACGGATTCGAAGAGTATTTAACAGTCCAGAAAATAAAAAAGGTGACATAATCAAAATATTGATAGGTTCTCCAATTATATCTGAAGGTGTTACTTTGAAGAATGTACGACAACTCCATATACTTGAACCATCATGGAATATGAGTCGAGTTAATCAAATTATTGGAAGAGTAATCAGAAATTATTCGCATTATGATTTAAATGAGAATGAAAGAACTGTTGAGATATATAAATATGTAGCAATATATAATTCACAAACTGATTTCTACATAGATAAAGAAAAATATGTATTGTCTGAAGAAAAAGACCGTGCAAATAAAAAAGTAGAAAGATTATTAAAAGAAATAAGTTTTGACTGCAATTTATTGAAAAATAGGAATGAACTTAACACTAAAAATTTTATGGACGACTCACCTGAATGTGATTACACGCATTGTAAATTTAATTGTAACAATATGCAAAATCAAAAACCAGTTGACTCCAGCACATATGACTTGTACATAAATTTCTTTGACAAACATGACATTGATTACGTTACCAAAATGTTAGAGGATATGTTTAAGACATACTTTGTATGGAGTTTGGATGATATAATTGCTTTCATAAAAAACCAAAGTGAGAATATCTCACGAGAAGCAATATTTACTGCTCTTAATAATATAGTTTCTGACAAACTTACATTACAAGACATGCATGAACGAGAAGGGTATATAATTAAAAAAGGACCATATTACATTTTTAATCCATCTAGTGTAGATCCGGAAACTTCATTGTTTTCAAAAATGCTTGACTTTACAATTAATAAAAATAAATACACATTTGAAGAATACATTAAACTCAAAGGATTACGTAAGAGTCCTAAATATAAAGAACCGGTTAAAAAGGTGGAAACAAGTATAACTTTATCAAAAGAGGACATTGACTATAATATGAACATTATAAATAACTCTTCGATATTTGGAACATATAGACAAAGAGGAAACAAAGACAATATATTTGGACCAAAAGACAAAAAGTTTCGTATAGTGGATTTACGAGATACAACTGATGAAGAAGACAAAAGAAAACAGATATCAGGTATGTGGGTTGGAAGTTTTAAAAAACCAAAGCTTCTTGAACTTGCAAAGCACCTTGAAATATCGGTTACAAATGATTTAGATAAAGAACAACTAGGTGCTAAGTTGGAAAAACACTTGCTTGAAATAAACAAAGTTCTCAAGTAAACAGACTATTATAAATTTTTTCCGATAATACCTTTCCCAATTTTCTTTTTTCTGACACTTGAATGTCTTTCAACATATCTTTACAATCAGATTCAATAAAAGATTGAATAAGATTACTCATACAATGATATCTATCTTTTATTTTTGAAGCAAGATTAGTAGATACTCCTGGTAAAACACTTAACTGATGGATAAATACATTTTGTATAACTTTTGACTTTTTTGTAATACATGACCCAATACTTTGAGGAGGAGATTCATAGTTAAAATCACCATTGCATATTTTTTTATACAGCATTATTAAATTTTCAAATGTGTCTTGTTCATTTTCAGTATGCAGTACATTAAATTGATGTTTGAAAATTAGATTCTGAATAGACCCATCAATCATCGTCTTGGAAATACCTTTAGTAGCAAGTTTCTTGTGTCCTTCAATGAGATAAAGTATCTTGTTTGGATCTTGAAAAGATTCAATTAACCTTTGCTTTTGTTCTCTAAATCTACCATCTATGATACTTGAACTCAAATCCTTAACAGTCTTTCTTTCGATTGCAAGATAGACTTCTTCTTTATCATTTGTTATCAAGAAATCTCCAACAATCAAGTTTGTTACCTTGAAAAATAATTCAATACCATTTATAGATGTTGAGTACACTTTATCTGTATCTACTTGTTGTTGGTTCAAGAAGTAAAATATCCATTTTTCTCTAAAATCAATAAGCAATAGCATATTTTTACCGTTTTTTATTTATTTCATTAGTTTAAGTTTAATTAATGAACGGACAAAATTGTAAAACCAATGTGTTCCTAGCAAACTGTATTTCTATGTTTCATGCTTTGGTAGTTGTATTTGTAATGCTCGCACCATTCTTAGACATTCCATCTTTACTAATCGTTCACATTACTTTCAGCATTTCGTTATTGGTACATTGGTGGGGCAATTCAAACGTATGCTCCCTATCTGTCCTTGAATCCAAGCTTAGAGGTTTAAATTATACTGAAAGCTTTACTCATAAGTTTATAGCACCTGTATATGACATTTCTAAAACAACTTGGTCAAGAATCTCAACATTTACAGTTATTGTTTTAATGATACTTTCGTTGTACTTCTTATTAAACTCTGAAAAATGGTGTAAAGCAGTACAATGTTTCAAACACATGCGCAATGATGCAAATGTTCAGGCTTTGAATTTCTTCAATAAATTAAAAGCATACAGTTCTTGCTTTCATTTGCTTTTTGTATAAAAATTGTTATTAAAATGTTTTCTAATAACAAATGGATTTTAAAAAACAGTACATAGATCATGATTTTGATGAACTCTTAACAATACATAATAATCCTTTGGTAAACTCATTCGATCATTATTTAAAGTATAAACAACAGTACATGTCAGAAACATTACATAATTTTGCTTCACATAAAAAGCTTAAGAAACAATTACAGGAATATCAAGAATCTCATATTAATAACACAAATACCACAATACATTACAGATTTATAGATGATAATACATTAGATACACTAAAAACAGAACTTAAGACTATTGTAGTTGAACAAAACAAATTATACAATAATTTTCTTGCTTACATTAAATTTTTAAATACAACTAGCGTTGTCTCAAAATTAGCACCTGTACAAATAAGAGAAAGACAATCCGTTATTCCTAGAATGAAAAGACTGTTAAGAATGAAATCACATTCTTAAAAAAAAATATTATTGTCATATGTATATGAACAATCAAACCAAGATAATACTGGTTGTTGCGTTTCCGCCATAATGGAGCTCATATTGCCACAATTCATAACAAAACTTGGGAAAACGGATCTATGACAGTAAATGGAAATTTCAAATCTGAACAATGGAATAAGTGGTTGTAAGAATATGTCACACTAAATCATAGACGTCAAAGTTGTAACTATTTGTTTTGATTTTTCACGTTGTTGTTCTAATTTGTGACTATAATTATAACAAACTCGAAGCTCTTCCTTTATTTTATTCATTTGCGCTTCCAGATTTGCAATAGATTTTTGATGGCTTTCCAGATTATTCTTTGTGCTTGACAAAAATTTTCCATGTAAGAATAGTAGCTCTTCGGTTTGAAGTTGTACATTACATTGTTTACATTTACGATTTGTAAAGAATTCTTTGTCAAGTGCGTTAAATTTATAAATATCATCAAATTCAGATTCAACCATGCATTTGATATGGAACAAATGATTGCAAGATAAAATAATAAAACTGTCAGTTTTAGATTGATTATGACAAATGCCACAGCGTAGTTCACTTTTATTATCAATTACGTTATTTGACAAATTTGAGTACATGCTGTCTGTATTGTTAAAATAAAAGTCATGAACCTTTGCAAGCTTTTGATTAGTACTTTCACTAGAAATTGATTTGTCGTCATCAATCATTTCTTTAATTTTGGGATTATAAAACATATCGTTTTTTGTCATTTGCATTTAAATAACACATGACAAACATAATAATTTCATTTTTTTACAAAACACTTGATGATATATACATACCACAATATTCTTTTGGGGTTTGTCTATAATTTTCATATTTATATATACCACATTTAACAGCTTCTTGTACAAATATTCTGAAAATGTTCATAAACTCGGGTCCATGCCCTTGAATTGCCACTCCATCTGGTGTGTAATTGCAAAAATGCGCCAGTTCATGTAGAATAACATACATGAGGAGGTTAATATCATAAGTTTGTTCCTGTGGATCACGTGTTCTTAAACATATATGCATATGTTGTTTGTCTACGGTGTACGTCGTGTACCTTGGATCGTACGCGGCTTCAGAAAGAATATTGTGTGTATACGTGTCTTTCAGTCTTTTAACAAAAAAATAGTGATCCGTTCCTTCGTATTTGTTTACTAAACACCTTATTAACATATGTATTCGTTTATTGATTTCAGCTAAAGTATTGGCAGAGTTTTTAAGATATTCTTGAGATTTTTGTTTCCCCCTTCTTATTGCATACTTATTCCCGTCAATATCAGATACAACATAAAATACTTCATTATAGCTGGAATACCACACATATATGATAATCATGAAACATAATAGTAATACTATGACAAATACCATTACTATAAGAAAATAAATTAATTATTGTATAACATAAATTATTGCATTGCTTTTTTACACACTGGACAGAACTCACAATCTCTCTTTGGATTGCATTCTGCCAAGTCTTTCATGACTTGTTCGGCGTTTTGTTGAAGATAATGTCTAAATTCATGCGAATTAGAAACATTGTATTTTTCTTGCAAGAACTTGTTGAGTGAGCAATTTGGCATAAAATTTGTAAATTCACGTGCACCACTTGAAACAAACTTTGGCATACTTTGTATATATAGTGTTACAATATTTTATATTTTCACAATTTGTATTTTTCATATTCTGCATTATTGGATACAGCATCAATTTTGGTAAGAGCTTCTAAAACTGGAATCGTTTCTGCAGGTTCATCTTTTATTTCTTCTATAACAGTTTCATTTGGAGCATCTTGATTCATGTTTTCAAACATCGAACTCAACATATCAGATGTAAGTATTGAAACTCTATTTTCTTCACTTCTCTCATTTTTTTTTTGTAGATGATCATTTATTAAAACAAGTTCATTGTCTAATATCCTAAAAGTTCTCGAGACATCGTTTTTATACATTTGTAAGTCCTTAAGTCTTGATTTTAATTTATGATTTTCTGTATGAGTCATCATCAATTGTTTGTGTAATAAATAGTATTCTCTCTCTGATTCTTTGAATTTGTTGTAATAGTACCAAGCTACAAGACCAAGTGCAACAATGATCAAATTAAATGAGTTTTGATACATTGTTTGTTTCCTTACTACAACACAAAAAGAAAAAAACTTCTATTTAACGAATTTAGTTGAATGATAATAAAAATTGCTGCAAGCATATTCTCCATTCATTTCTAAAATGTCCTTGTGAACATTAATGAGAACTTCTTTTTTCGCTTGATCGTACGGCCTAATTAAAGACAAACATTCTTCCAAGGTAAACCAACCAATATTTTGAACTTCGCCCTTTTGTATCATATTATTGTCATCTACATATGGTACAGGCACGTACCCTTTGTTGTCTTTCATTTTGACAAGATAATAAATGTGTCTATATTGTACACCATTGGTTCCTACAAACTCTTCTTTTATAATAGGATAATTTTTTATGAATTCATATGTTTTTTTGTCGTATCCTGTTTCTTCAAAGAACTCACGTTCTGCACAAGCAATATTGCTTTCTTTCATTTCTCGTCTTCCTTTGGCTAAGCCCCACTCGCTAAATGCATACAGATTGTCGGAATTTTCTACTAATTGTTCGATATCTAGTTGTTGAAATTTCTTCTTAGCAGTATCATATTCATTACGAAATGATCTTGAATTAGGATTGATCCACAATTGTTTCCAAATAGTGTCAAATGACAATGTCAATAGCTTTTGTTTTTCTTGTTTTGTCATTTCATTCAAACAAACATTAATCATTTCTCTTTTACCTTTTTCATCTTCGGGATATTTTCCTCTTACAAAATCAATATAACCCATAGTGTCTTTACGTTGTATCATAAGAAATTTTACCAAGGGGTACTTTTTTTCTTTGTTCAAGTCCTTTTGTGGATCAATCATTTCAAACAATTGCAAGAGTCTCCTATTTTTGTCAAAAGCTTCATCGGATGAATTGTAAACAATTT